GTACAGTTACAACAACTTATTGCACCGCCTAAAAAAGACTACATTAGAGAACTTGATGGGTTAATTGGTCGCAGTTTATTTGGGAAGATGATTAAATGACGTATTTAAATTTAATGAACAACGTGCTGCGTCGTTTGCGTGAAGAAGAAGTAACAAGTGTTACAGAATCTACATACGCAAAGATGGTTGGTGATTTTATTAATGACGCTAAAACAATGGTAGAGGAGTCAACTGACTGGTCTGCGCTGCGTAAAACTATTGATATTAGTATTTCTTCTGGTAACAATCAGTACTCTCTAGCTGGCTGTGGTGACAACGTAAAAGTAATGTCAGCTTTGAATGACACTGAAAACTGCTACTTAGGTTACCAAACAAAAGATTGGTTTAACGAGCAACTGTATCTCAAGGACATAACAGAAGGTTCGCCTAGATACTACACCTTTGATGGTTTAGACGACAACGGTGACACTCAGGTACTTGTTAGTCCTCGTCCTACTGCATCTCAGACACTTAAGTTTGATGTTATCAAGCGACAATCTGAGTTAACTGCTAACACTGACAACTTACTTGTACCTGAAAAGCCTGTGATTCACCTTGCAGTAGCACTGCTTGCTCGTGAGCGTGGTGAGACAGGTGGTACTTCTACTGCTGAGTACTTTACTATTGCTGATAAGTACTTGTCCGACGCTGTTGCTATTGATGCAGCAAAGCACCCAGAAGAGATGATCTTTAGGACTATCTAATATGGCACAACAACTAAGCAGTATTAATCTTGTAGCACCAGCGTTTAAAGGTATTAATACCGAAGACTCGCCTATTGCTCAAGATCCTTCGTTTGCGGAAATAGCTGACAACGCTGTTATTGATAAGCGTGGTCGTATTGCTTCTCGTAAAGGATATGAAGTTGTCACTACAAACAAAGGAACTTTATCAGCCAACAAACCTCTTAGATCTATAAAGCAATTTAAAAAGACTGACGAAACTTTTGTTGTTTTTTCCGTAGGCGATAATAAAATATTTAGTGGTACTACTACTTTAGTAGATGAGTCTGCCAATCTCCCACAAGGGTATAACATTACCGATGACAATTGGAAGATAGTAGACTTTAACGACAACCTTTATTTCTTTCAAGACGGACACGAACCTCTTGTATACAACGGCACAGCTCTACAAAAGATGTCTACTGTTGCTGGAGGATTATCAGGTATTCCTTTTGCTGACGAAGTACTAGCAGCTTACGGTCGTCTATGGGCTGTAAATTTAAATGACTCTACTGTTTACTGGTCTGATCTGTTGATTGGTCATGAATGGGAAGGCGGTACTAGTGGTAGTATTGACATCTCTAAAGTATGGCCTGACGGTTATGACGAAATTGTAGCTTTATCCGCACACAACGGATTACTTATTATTTTTGGTAGGCATAGCATTGTTGTTTACCAAGGAGCGCAAGCACCAGCTACTATGTCATTAGTAGATACTGTAGCAGGTGTAGGTTGTGTTGACCGTGATACGGTGCATCATACAGGAACTGATGTGTTGTTTTTGTCTCATAGCGGCCTAAGAAGTTTTGGTAGAACCGTACAAGAAAAGTCAATGCCTATGAGGACGTTGTCTAACACAATAACAAAAGACATTATTAATGAACTACAAAAAGAAGCTCTGTCTTTTAGGTGTGTTTATAGTCCTGAAGAAAGCTTTTACTTACTTTCTTTTGTAGGAAGAAAAACTACTTTTTGTTTTGATTTAAGATCTCCTTTAGAAGACGGTTCTCTTAGAGTAACAAGATGGCCTTCGTCTGTTTTTACTGCTTATGAACGTCTTGAAGATGGTACGTTGTACGTAGGAACTGTTGATGGTATTAGTGAATACAAAGGATATCAGGACAATACTGCTTCCTATCGTTTTAAGTACTACAGCCCTAGCTTAACTTTTGGTGATCCATCTCGTTTAAAGTTTATTAAAAAAATAAAACCTACTATTATAGGTCCAAGCAACGCTGATGCTTTTATTAAGTATTCTTACGACTTTAGTACTACATATAAAACAATAACCTTTCGTATACCTGAAGCAGGACAGGTAGCAGAGTTTAACGACCCTGATAACTTAGTTGCTAATGCAGTAGTTGCAGAGTTTAACGATCCTGATAATCCAGTTGCTAACGCAGTAATATCAGAATACGCTGGAGAAAGCTCTCAAATTATTCGTAAAGGTTTAAATGCAACAGGTAACGGATCTACAATTGTTGTAGGTGTAGAATCAGATATTGACGGTGCAGAGTTATCTTTGCAAGAAATTAATATACAAGCCTTATTAGGCAAAACGGTTTAATTAGGAGAAAACAATGGCTGTAGCAACTGATAACTTACCAGAAGATCCCGGATTTATGGATTTGTTTGGTGACTTTTTGCTTGGAGGAGGCGCTCAGGGTCTTGCTGGTCTTGGTCTCTTAACAGGGGCTTACAATAGGCTTGGTGGTATAGGTGAACGTGGTTTACAACTAGGACAAGGTCTTGCTCAAACTCAGCTAGGACAGGCAGCTTTTAGACCTTATACTGTTACTACTGCTACAGGTGGTCAGTTTTCGGCTGGTCCTGATGGTCAGTACACAATGGCTATGTCACCTGAAGAACAAGCTTTCCAACAACGTATGTTTGGTGGGGCTGGTGACTTCTTTGCTCAAGCTCAAGCTGATCCTAGACTGCGTGAAGAAGAGATCTACGGTCAAATCTCTGAAGCATTAGCACCAGAGCAACGTGCTAAACAGTTAGGTCTTGAAGAAAGACTAGCTGCACAGGGTCGTCTTGGTGTACGCACAGCAGAGTTTGGTGGTACTCCTGAAGCACTGGCAATGCAGAAAGCGCAAGCTCAGCAGTTGTCTCAGGCACGTCTTGGTGCGGCGCAACAGGCACGTCAAGAACAAGCAGGACTATCTGCGTTGGGACAACAATACTTGATGGGTAGTTACTTACCACAACAACAAATGTTAGCTGCTTTTCAGCCCGGACAAACAGCAGCGGCTCAACAACAGCAAGCACAGTTGTACGGTACAGGTTTGTTTGGTGAAGCTACTGCTTCTGGCATTGATGCATTGCTGGGTGCAGGTCTTGGACAGGCTAACTTGATGGGTGCGGCAGGCACTGGCTTGTTGTCAGGCTTGTTTGCTAACCCAGAAGCTTCAGGAGAAGGAAGCCGAAGCAATCCAATTAGAGATATTTACGATTATATTACAAGCGTAATTGGAGGTTAATTATGGCTAGGTTTGGTAGAAGTTTTGTACAGGCCGCAACACAGCCTCAGTATGCTCAGGGGCTGTTTACTGCTGCACAACAGATAGGTGCTGCTCCGGGTCGTAGACGCCAAGCACAAAAAACGGCTAACTTGCAAAAAGGTTTGTTTGGTTTAGAGCAAAGTGCTTTGGCTGGTGAGCTTACTCCTGAGATGTACAAAGAAGCTGTTGGTTCTTACACAGCGTTAATGCAACAAAACCCAGACATGGCTGAAGAAATTAGAAGTTCTTTAGGCCGTATCGGTGGTGTTGTACGTACACAAAATCAAACTCAAAAGACTATTGCTGCTAAGACAGAGTTGAACAATCTTAAAAATGCTGCACTGGCTGTACAAAAAAACAGGCAACTGTCTGCTGAAGATAAACAGGCTACTATAGCTAAAATGAAACAGGAGATGTCTAAAATACAACAGGCTAATCCTAACATAGATCTTACTCAGTTTGATGGTATGTTTGAAGACGTTATTGTTGAAGCTAGACAGCTAAACAAAGCAGAAGACGTTGCTCGACGTGATACACAAACACGGCAATATTCTCAGACATTGTTTCAGATAAAAGATCTAGATACTTTAGAAGCCGCTACAAATAAAATGATAGCAGGTGATGAAGAAAACGCTGAGGCTATTAAAAGATTTTCTTCTATTCAACAAGAATTTATTTTAAATAAACAAGAAAGAGACCGTCGTACTGAAGAACGAGGTTATAACGTGGCAGGTGAAGTAAAGCCTGTTAGAGACAGGTTAAAGGGTGTTCCTGAAGAAATAGCAGGTATCGTAGAAGATAAGCTATCTGCGGCAGAAGCTGAACAAGAACGATATAGAACTAACGGTACTTGGACTAACACACTTGCTAGAAAAAAAGCGGCTAATTTAATTGACGAAGCTGAAGATCTTATAAACAGATATGTTATAAGCGAAGTTGGTCGTGAACAAAACATCATTGCTGGTCTTGAAAGTGACATTGCTGATCTTGTAGCAAGCGGTCCCGGAACTCCTAACAGAAATGATATTATAGCAACGCAAAATACTCTTGCTATACGTGATTATGGTAGAGAGTTTGACGAGCTGCCTTCTGCAAAAAAACAAGACATTCAAAAGAAAGCCGCAAAAGAAGAGCAAGACAAGTTAGATTCTGCTTATAACGCTAAGTTGAGTGCTACACAAGGACAGTTAGCTGCTCTTCGTAATGAAGATATTCCAAAAGAAGAAACAGAAAAAAAGACGCCTGAAATACGCCCTGTAGAGGGGCCAGAAGATTACGATGGTATGGTTTCTAATGCTCTTGCTAGAGGAAACACTCCTCAGTCCGTACGTAATAGCTTAGAAAGACTAGGTGTTCCTCCTAAAACTATTATTGGTTTAGTTGATAAATATCAGTTACCTCAAACTATTGACTTTTAAAGGTAAAACATGACTAAAGAATGGTACGAATACGGCGCTAATGAAACTGTTCCTGATTCTGCATACGTTCCTTGGTATGAGCGTGAGCCTGAAGAAGCAGAGGTTGAAGAGTACAGTTCTGTTAGAGCAGGCATTGTAGACTTTGTTGAGTCTGCTGTGGGTGCGGGTGATGAAATGGACGCTACTGTACGTTTGTTGACAGGTGAAGCTGAGAACTGGACTGATGCTATAACAACTTCTCGAAAGCAACTAAGAGCTTTTGAAGAAGATAATCCTTACATGTCTGGTGCGTTAGACGTTGCAGGACTGGCAGCAAGTCTGTTTATACCCGGAGCTGCTCTTGCAAAACTCAGTCAAGGTGCGTCACGGGCAACACGAGTAGCTCAAGCGGCTGGTCTAGGAGCTGCTGAAGGTGCCGCTTACGGCTTCTTGTCAGGAGAAGGTGAAGAAAGACTGGAAAGTGCCGCTATTGGTGCTGGAGTAGGCGGTGCTTTAGGTGGCGTAGCTGGTCGTTTTCTAACCAGAGGTGCAGACGAGATAACAGAACAACCCCTTCGTAGAGTTGTTGAAAAAGAAGACGCTGTTGTTGACATTGGCGGCGCAGAAGGTTTTGTTAATCGTAGTCGTGCCTCTTCAGGTACAGGCGACTTAGACCCTAGCACACACCAACGTAAGTCTACCTCTGTTGTTGATGATGATCTTGCTCCTGATAGCATCCATGAAAACCCCAAAGAAGGTAGTAGAATACGTGGTGCTCTGTTTTTAGGTACTCGTGAGTGGATTGAAAAAAATGTAGGTATCAGAGCTGCTCGTCTTGTTGAAGATGCTGAGACAATGGCTCGAACAGAGTACGCCAAGGTTGATGAGATCTTTGATGGTGAAGAGTTCAGCAGATTCTCAGAGATGCTTGAAGGCAACCCTACTCTCAAAAGTTTCTTCTTGCGGATGAACAAAAACATCGATGAAGGGAATAGAGTAACCTTTGGTCAGGCAAGAAAGTTTGCTCAGACACCTGAAGAGAAACAACTTGTTGACATGTTAGAGGTGGAGTCTAAAGTTCTTCGTGAGCTTGACTTTGTTCCTTTTGACAAAGCAGATGATTACTTTCCTACTACCAACATAGCAGGCACATCAGGCACAACAAAAATATCTGACTACGACACCCCTACAAACTCTCTTAGAACTATGGCTAAAGATGTGGCTGTAGCTAACGCTGTAGCTAAACGATTTAATCTTGATATGTCTAAGTATGCAGACGAAGCGCGTAAGTTGATTGTCGATACTGACAAACCAATGTCTCGATTAGAATTTGTTATCAAGAAGGTCAGAGACGAAGCCCGTGCACAAGCAGCAAAGCAAGGTAACGTATCTGATCCGTCTGCTGTAGCTGACAACCTACGTGATGCACTACGTAGTGTTTTGATAGCTTCAAAGACTGGTGGTGATGCAGTTGGTGCTGTTGCTCGACGTGGTATTTCTGCCGCTTTGTTGGCAAACCCAATGAACGCAGTGTTGAACATTATTGAAGGTTTTACTTCTCCTGTTTATCAGAACGGTATCGTGCCTTTTTTACAAACATTACCCAAAGCTGTTCTTGCTACGTTCAACAAAGAGTTTGGAGCTACTGAGGGACGAAAGTGGATCTCTAACAAACAGTTAGGATTGAGCAGTTACATGGGTGAAGTACAGAATGCTGCCAAGAAAACACTAGATGATTCTCTGGACACAGCAAGGTACGCTAAGTTCCCTGAGAAGTTTGGACAAACGGTAGATAAAGTAAGTGAAGCCGCATACAACCTGTCAGGTGTACGTACAGTTAACCGTATGGGTCAGGAAATACTTACTAACACTTCTATACGCAGAGGTATGACACTGGCTAAGAAGGGTGATGAGAAGTCTCTTGACAAGTTACGTAAACATCCCGGTATGCGTGGACTGTCTGACTCTGAGTTTGCCAGAACAGTAGAGGCTTTGAAAAAAGAAGACTTAACTAGCGGCTGGGTAACTAACTTTGCTGGCGCGTCATTAAACAAATGGCAACCAGTTAGTGCTAGTGCTATGCCTAGAGCTTACAATGATAACCCCAACTTCCGTGTTATGTACAGCATGTTGTCATACATGAACAGGCAAGCTAACAACCTACGTACCGAAGTAGGTCTTAACATCATGAAGGTTCGAGAGAAGGGTATCAACAGCAAGGAAGGCGTTGAAGCGGCGAAGGCTGCTATGATGAACAGTGCTAAGTACACTGCGTTGTTTGGTGTCATTGCAGGCATCTGGGACGATGCTCGTAAGACAATGGACTTTACTAACGATAAGTATCTTGAAGATGTTATGACCCCTGAAGGCATTGCTAGTGCAACGATGAATCAGTTAGCGTCTAACATGTCTAGTGGTATTGTTAACATACGCGCTCAAGAATACGGTGGTGATCCTATCAGCATTACTCCTGCACCGTTGTCAGCGGCGGCTAAGGCATCTACAGGCGTTGGTAAACTCCTAACAGAAGGCGATGTTGACCCACTGCTAAGAGCTACACAAACCTACACGCCCGGTATTGCAACCATTGATAGGATTGTAAGGATGACCCCTGTTATCCAAGACCAGCTAGGCAGGGGTCGGTTGTTTACTGACTAGATCTCGCAGTTATTCCCAGTACAGGCTAACGTCTGTGATCCTTCAGTGTTGTCAGCGTTCTCAGAGATGTTCCAATCGATTGTCTCTGGGAACTCTGCCTTCAACGTCTCATAAGTCTCTAAGTCAATAGGCTCATAAGGTGCTTGTTGATAGGTATGCTCTGAGTACGGTAAGAACGACACACCACTAA